GCGCACTGGCAGATGGTGCAGGAATCGCATCATTTACCGTCACCGGCACGCTGATCCCGTACGCCATCGGGCACATGGAAGGCAGCACTGAAGATGCCAGCGTGCTGACGACGCAGAGCATTGCGACGGCGGTCTGGTCTGCACTCGCCGCAGTCAACAACGACGCAGGGACGATGGGCGCGAAACTCAACACGGCCAGCAGCGGCGGCGTGGATTATGCCGCGCTGGCGGATGCCGTTGTGGCGGCATTGGAAGCCGCGACAATCCCCGTCAACACGGTGCAGATTAAAGGCCAGACGATCAGCGGATCGGGCAGCCCGTCTGATCCTTGGGGTCCGTGATGGCATCGGCTTGGGGGCTATCGTTTGGTGCGGCTTGGGCTGATGCCTGGGGCGTGGTGCTGGAAGATCAGCCCGTTGCAACACCGCCAAAGCTGGCCACCGTCATTCCAATCCGTGAGGAATCACGCGCTCGCCGTCGTCGTACGCCAGCGATCCCGCTGGCCTCGTTACGGCCAGTCGACCATAGCCTCGATGATGAAGAAGTGCTGCTGATGGTCGGCGGTCTGTAGCCCGTCCCATTTTGCCTAAACTTGGGACTGGCACCGGTGTTTGATGCTCGCCCATGAGCGCACAAACCCGAAAGCTACCGATGCAAACCCGCCTCGCCGTGCTCACTCCGGCGAGTTTCAACGCGGAGTCACGCACTGTCGAAGTGACCTGGACAACGGGCGCCGCCGTGCGTCGGTACGACTTCTGGGCTGACGAGGAATACTCCGAAGAGCTGGAAGTCAGCGATGCCGCCATCGACATGGGGCGCCTCAATACCGGCGCTGCGCCCGTGCTGGACAGCCACGCCACGCGCGGGCTGGAAAGCCAGCTCGGTGTCGTCGAGCGCGCTTGGCTCAGCAACGGCGAAGGGCGCGCCATTCTGCGGCTTAGTCAGCGCGAAGAGGTCGCGGGGATCGTCGCCGACATCGAGGCCGGAATCATCCGCAACATCAGCGTCGGGTACAGCGTTCAGCAGTACCAAATCACTCGCGTGCAAGGGCAGTTGCCTGTCTATCGCGCTGTGCGGTGGACGCCGAAAGAACTCAGTTTCGTCACCGTGCCAGCCGATGCAGGCGCCACGACACGGGACGCTCCCCAGCAGGGCGAATCCTGCATTTTCACCACCCGAGGTAACGCAATGGACCCGAACGATAACGGCGGCACCGCCGCATCTGCCGCTGACGACGCGGCGAACATTGAACAGCAGCAACGCGCCCAGCGTGAGGCCGCCGAAGCGGCCAACGTACGCAGTGCCGAAATCGTTGCACTGGCGACCCGTCATGGCATGACGGACAAAGCCGAAGGCTGGATTCGTTCCGGCAAGCCCATCGGCGACATACGTGCCGACGTGCTGACGGCATTGGTCGCGGCGGACCAGGCGCGTGGCGGCAACTTCAACCATGTTGTGCCTGGCATGGACGAAGCGGACAAGCAGCGCGCCGCCACCGAAACGATGTTGTTGCATCGTGCGAATGCCATCGACCCAGCAACCAAAGCCCGCGTGCAGATCGAGCGCGACAACCCGATGCGCGGCTACACGCTGTTGGAGTTGGCCCGTCGCTCGTTGGAGCGGACTGGCGTTCGCACCGATGGCCTGGCGAAGCTCGAACTGGTTGGCCGTGCATTCACGCAGTCCGGTTCGGATTTCCCGGTGTTGCTGGAAAACACCATGCACAAGGCGCTGCAAGGTGCTTACGCTGTGGCCGCCGACACATGGTCGCGTTTCTGCGCCCGTGGCTCGGTCAGCGATTTCCGCGCTCACAACCGCTATCGCACGGGAAGCATCGGAAATCTGGATTCCCTCAGCGAGCTTGGCGAGTTCAAGCACAAGGCGTTGCCGGATGGCGAAAAGGCGACGGTGACCGCTGGCACCAAGGGCAACATCGTTACCCTCAGCCGTCAGGCCATCATCAATGATGACCTCAGCGCCTTCGTTGGTGTGCTTAACATGTTGGGCCGTGCCGCTGCCCGCACCATCGAGGCCGATGTGTACACGCTGCTGGCCAGCAACCCGACGCTGGAAGACGGCGTCGCGTTGTTCCACGCCACGCACGGCAACATTGGCACGGGTGGCGCGCCGAGTGTGACCTCGTTCGACAACGCGCGCTCGCTGATGGCCGCGCAGACCGATGTCAGCGGTAACGACTACCTCGATCTGCGTCCGTCGATCTGGCTTGGCCCGACTGCCTCTGGCGGTTTGGCTCGCGTCGTCAACGGCTCGCAGTACGACCCCGACGCCAACAACAAGCTGCAGCGCGCCAATGCGGTGTACGGGATGTTTGCGGATGTCATCGACACCCCGCGCATTTCTGGTACCACCTGGTACGCGTTCGCCAGCCCCGCCGATGCACCGGTCATCGATGTGTCGTTCCTCGACGGCAACGACGCCCCGTTCCTTGACATGGAAGAGGGCTTCAGCGTCGACGGTGCCCGCTACAAGGTCCGTCTCGACTTCGGCATCGCTGCCATCGACTACCGCGGTGCGATCCGCAACGCAGGCGCCTAAGCCACACCAAGGGACAGCCCGCATTGGCCGGGCTGTCCACACATCACACGCGAGGAAGTTATGGCAACGAACTATGTATCTGACGGCAACGTCATCAACTGGACCAACGGCACTGGCTCTGCGGTGTCCTCTGGCGATGTGGTCGCAACGGGCCACTGCATCGGTGTCGCGCTGGTCGACATCGCCGATGGCGCTACCGGCTCCGTCGCGGTCGAAGGCGTGTTCGCCGTGCCGAAGGTATCGGCTGCGGTATTCACCCAGGGCGAAAAGCTGATCTGGGACGCATCGGCAAGCGCATTCGACGACTCGGCGGCCACGCCTGCCACGGGCGATATCACCGGCGGCGCAGTGGCATGGATTGCCGGTGCCAACACCGAGACCACATGCACCGTGAAGCTCACCCCAGGCAACGCAACCAAGACCGCCTGATGAACCGGCGCGGGGCCGAAACGCCCCGCGCCACTCACCGTGACCGGACAACGCCCGATGACTGAACACGACACCAACCAGCCCGCTCGTCCCGGATTGGAGCGCCACGTGCAAAGTGCTGCACTCACCATTTTGATGCTGTTGATGGGCTGGGTAGGTAACACGCTCATCGCGGTCGACAAACGCACCGCCGTGATTGAAACCCAGTTCGGAACGCTGGCTGCCCAAGTGGCGCAGTCGCAGCCCGCCCGCGAGGCCGCGCGGGATATGGCCGAAGTCAATCGGCGGATTGATGCCATTGAGGCGCGGTTATTGCGTGAGCGTGAAGCCATCCGCGCTGCCGAGGCGCAACGCTGATGTCCGTCGCGCGCACCATCGCGATTCGTACCGCCATCGTGCTGGGGCTGTCCGGCCCGGTCATTGGCTACTACGAGGGCATGGTTCCGCACACCTACGCCGACCCGGTCGGCATCCCCACGATTTGCTACGGCCACACTGGCCCCGACGTGGAGTGGGGCGACACCCGCACCGCTGAACAGTGCGAAGCATTGAAGCAATCCGACATGCAGGCCGCGCTTGGCGGTGTTCTGCGCTGTACCGGCCCGGAATTGGCCGACCACGAATACGCCGCGCTGGTGTCGTTTACCTACAACGTCGGCACCACCGCGTACTGCAACAGCACCATGGCCCGACAGATCAACGCGGGCGCACCGGCAACAGTCTGGTGCAGCCAGCTTGACCGCTGGGTCTACGCCAAAGGCATCAAGCTGCCCGGACTGATCAAGCGCCGCGCTGCCGAGCGCGCATTGTGCGAGGGCCGCGCATGAAGAGTATTGGGACGGCACTCATTATCGCCCTGATGGTTTGTCTGTCTGGCTGTGATCGCATTGAGTCACAAGTTGCAGGCCAGCCAAGAACTGAGGTTCGACGGGTTGACTGTAGCCAATTGGGGTACTGCTTCACCTGCGCGCCGGGGTTCGACATGAAGATGACCTGCGGACCAAAGTTGTCGAACTTCTGCCCAGGTGAGCGTGAGGCAGAAGTGATCGTCACCCCACTCGTCACGACGTTTGCCAGCGGTAGGCAGTCGCATACCGAAAAAACCGAGCTGGTGAAATACATCGGAGACAAGTGCGAATGAACCGCCGCGCCACCGACATCAAACCCAACGCGCTGCTGTCGCCGCGTGTTGCGGCATGGCTGACCAACTGGGGCCCGAAGATCCTGATCTGCCTGTTGCTGATCCTGATGGGCTACGCCATCGCCGACATTACCGGGGCAAAACAATGATCCCGCCGTCCGTCGTGCTCACGCTGATCCTGATCGTCTCGGTCATCGGCAACGTCTGGCAGCTTGTTCATGCGGCCAACAAAACCGCATCGGCGGATCACGTCGCCGAAACCGCCACATCCGCGAATGCCGAGTGGGAATCCACCGCCATGTCCTTGCAATCCAGTCTTGCGCAGTGCCAGCAGCAATGGGCACTGCAGAACCAATCCGCCGCCACCGCTGTCGCTGCCGCACGTCAGGGCCGTGAAGCAGCACAGCGGCAGGCGGATGCCTGGAAAACCCGATGGGACGAGCGCACCGCCTCGTGCGATGCGTCGCTGGCACAGATGGAGGTCGCATGCGCGCATCTGTCTGGCTACTGATCGTCCTCGCGCTGTCGGGCTGCTGTCACGACACCGTGATCACCAAGCCCACGCCGATCACCGTCGAAACCATCCGCCTTCAAGCGGTGCACGACGCCCTCACCAACCCGCATCCGGTGGCCGAAGGCCCGCTATCGCTGTGCCCGTGGGTGGCGTCGGATCGAAAGCGCGAGCTGGAAGCCTGCAATGCCGACAAAGCCGCGATCCGGTCGCAGCATGGAGGCGAGCAATGAGCGCCGTGTTTGACAACACCGCATGGGATGCGCTCAACGCGGCCGATGCCGATTTTTTCGGCACCGCGTCCTGCACGGTCACTGCCGCCTCGGGCGCGGTGTATGCCGTCAACGGCTACGTCGAGCGCGGCAAAGGCCCACGCGCCCTGCCTACCGGGCAAGTGATCGATGCCGACATCACCATCACCCTAATTCAGTCCACCACCACCGCAATGCCCGAGCCCAAGCGCGGCTGGCGCATCACCGCAGGCGGTGTGGTGTACGCCGTCGACAGCCTGCTGGCGTCGGACGCCAGCACGTGGACACTCTCCGTCAAGGAAACCGTATGAGCTGCTACCCACATCTGGACGTGTCCGCAGGCGATGCGTGGAATCACACGTTTCTTTATGCCGACCTCGACAGCTACGATGTCAACGGCGACCCGATCGCGGGTGATCCCATTCCGCTCACCGGCATGTCCGCGCGCCTCGATGTCCGCGACGAAGATGGCGACCTGATCACCACGGCCAGCACCGACAACGGCCTGCTGACCATCACCGCTGCGGCTGGACAAATTGACCTGGCGATGCCTGCCAGCGATACCGCCCTACTGGCACCCACGCGCCGCCGCGAGCTGATTGCCGCGCTGCGCATCTGGGACACCACCGACTACGACAACAGCGCCAAGACCATCGCCATTTACACGCTGGTGGCGGTGCCCTCGAAAGTGGGTGGCGCATGAGCACGGTGACCACCATCATCGCCGCACCGGTCGCCATCACCCGCGTGTTTGCCGCAGGACAACGCGGCCCGGCTGGGCCTCAGGGTCCGCAAGGCGAGCAAGGCCCGCCCGGCGATGCCGAGGGCATTCCCGGCTTGAGTGCCTACGAGGTTGCTGTTGCAGATGGATTCGTCGGCGATGAAACGGCATGGCTGGCATCGCTGGTTGGTCCAACTGGCGCGACCGGCGCAACAGGTGCGACCGGGCCTCAGGGTCCGCAGGGTGATCCCGGCGCGACTGGCGCAACCGGTGCAACGGGTGCCACCGGCCCACAGGGTGATCTGGGTGCAGACGGCGCCGACGGTGCTGACGCCACTATTGCTGGCAGTAACACGCAGATCCAGTTCAACGACGGCGGTGCGCTGGGTGCCGACGCTGGGCTGACCTACGACAAAGCCACCGGAACATTGAGCGCCACGCAAACCAAAACAGCCAGCGTGGCTGGCCCCGACAGTGTCACCGGCACGCAACTGCGTGCGGGTGCAGGCGGCACGCTGTCCACGCTTGGCGTTGATCCATCCGCTACCGCGCCGTATTTCGGCACGGGTGGCAGCGTTTACGATGTATTGCATTCAGGCAACACCAAAACCGTCGCAGGTCAGTCAATCAATGGGTCTGGCAATGTGGTGCTGTCTGATTCCGACGTGCCCGCCACCGTCGTCACCGAAGCCGGATCATCCCGCGCCATTGCCGATTCGGACGCTGGCAAATACATCCGGTTTACCGCGACCGGCGCGAAAACCTGCACATTCGGCACCGGAATCACAAAAGGCGAATACCACATCCGCAACGCGGCGGCATCGGGCGATGTAACGCTGACCGCATCCTCTACCACGCTCAATGCACCCGCAGGCGGAACGCTGGTTCTTGAGCCGGGAATGACTGTAACCGTAAAGTTTGTCGCCTCCGCAGAGTTCGACGTATTCGGCCAAACGGTGGCGGCATGATTACCGGGATGATGGCTCGCAGAATTATGGTTGCTGGCGACAATTATTCTGCAAATGTTGTTGCATTGCTGCACATGAATGGTTCAAACGGATCAACAACTTTCACAGATGAAACAGGCAGGACATGGACTGCATCAGGAAATGCGCAGATTGTAACTGATGCAGGAATGTTTGGTGGAGCTTGCGGCACGTTTGATGGCACAAACGATTGGATAGAGACTGCGGATAGCGATGACTTCGCTTTTGGGAGTGGCAATTTTACAATTGAGGCTTCCGTAAAGGTTCCTGACGTGGTTGGAACCCATGCAATCATTGGGCAATGGGCAGGCTCAAGCCGTAGCTGGTTATTGTATTTGTCAGAATCTCGTGTGACTTTTGTTTTTTCGATAAACGGTTCAACTAATAATTTTGTCGAATCAGCAGCATCTACCATTACCGCAAACACTAAGTACCATATTGCAGTTTGTCGCGAAGGAACAAGCATCAATATATTTATTGATGGTATTTACTCAGCTACAACAGCAAGCATTTGGACAAACTCCCTTTTCAACTCAACAAACACTGTAAGGATTGGTGCTGATTCAAGCGGGTCAAACGACATGCTTGGATTGATTGACGAGGTGCGTGTAACAAAAGGCGTCTGCAGGTATCCAGTCGCGTCCGCTCCTTTTACTCCGCCTTCTGAGGAGTTTGTTTACCCATGATCCCGCTATCCGAACGCGCCCTAGCCTGCATCGAATCCCGTCTCAAACGCATCCGCGAGGATAGCCTGCAATGACAAAACGCTACGCCACATTCGACGCCAACGCGCTCGGAACGTCGCTTGCCGTTGACGCAGGCGGCGCGCAGGTAACGACGCTGGCATCTGGCCTATCTGCTGCACGCGTCGCACTCGGCACGCTAGCGTTATCTGGCGCTGACGGATTTGCCGAAGTCATCCTGTTCGGCGATGGCGTTGCAACGGCAAAGATGCGCGCAGGATTCGCGCTGGCAACGGCTGATCTTGACACCGCGCTCGGCGAGGATGCGGACGGCCTGTCATACGCGCTGACCGAAGGCAAGATTCGATCAAACGCGGCGGACGTTGCGACGGTGACGGCTGGCACAATCGGCGACGTGATCGGGCTGCGATACTACGGTGCCGGATCGATTGCGATCTACCGAAACGGCACGCTTCTGCACTCGCAAACTGTGCCTGCGGGCTGGGTCGGTGAGTCGGTCTATTTTGCCGTCAGCATCGGATCGGACGCGGCGGCGGGTGACATCAAAGCGCAGGTCAACGCGGGGCGCGATGCGTTTGAATACCCGCCAGACAACACCGTCACCGGATGGTGGGATGCGCCAGACATTTCCGGCGCGTTCCGCGTGTCAGACGTGGACTATCTGAGCGCACCGACTGACACGCTGCCAAATACCCGATGGGATGGCAGCATCACTACCGCTGACCTTGTGACGGATCGCGGTGTGACGTTCTGGCCGTGGGGTGATAGCAACCTGCGCGGATCATCGCTGTCTATCAACCTAACCGACCCGACCGGCGCATGGGATGGCGCGCTCGGCGGGCTGTACCGTGACCAGCCTGTCACCGTGCAACGGATCGCCACGCAATACACGGCGGTTGCCGATGCGGAATCGGTCGGCGCGTATGTGGTCGAGCGCATCGAAGTGCAGGACGAGCTGACGCGGCGCGTGATCTGCCGCGATGCACTCGCCACGCTTGAGCGACCGTTACAGCGGCGCAAGATCAGGCCGGATGCGGCAGAGGATGCAGCGAATCGGCCGTGGCCGACGACCATCGGCGCGTGCTTCAGCGTCGAGCCTGTACTGATTGACGAAACCAACTACACGTTAGCGATTGATTCCATCGGCTGTCAGCAGGTCGGCAAGGTGCGCGACAAGGGCGATCCGTTGATTCCTTCGACTGATTACACGGTCAACGACGGCGGTCAGACCGTGACGCTCGCTGCGCCGAATGTCGGCATTGTCACGCTGGACGGCGCTGTTACTGGACTGACCTACGTTGCGCCAGGGTCTACAGACATACTGGCAGGCGACGGCGACCCATTCGACCCTGGCTTGTGGACGCTTGCCGCAAGCGCAGGCAGTGCGCCTACAATCAGCAGCGGCGTTCTCACGTTCACGCAGACGACCGGCGCTGTGGCGTCGGCAGTGCATGCGGCGACGGTCACGGCTGGAAGTCTGTACCGGATCACTGTCAACGTGTCGCAGATCGAGCTTGATCAACCGTCTGGCGTCGCTGCGCGTCTGCTGCTGTGCCGTGCCAATTCGATCTTTGCCTCGTTCTACGACATCCGCAGTACTGGCGAGTTCGTGACCTACTACGCGGCACCTGCAACGCATTCGATCTATCTGGTCTATCAGGGAAACAGCATCGCAGGCGGCGATGACTGCAACGTCGAATCCATCGTGATCGAGTCAATCCCAAACATTGACGACAGCGACACCGACGACGCGGTCGAAGAATCACTTGAGCCGATGGTGCTCGCCGACCTGATGACCGATCTGCTGCAGACACGCGGAGAGATTGCCGCAAGCGCGTGGTCATCGGCGGATGCTGCGGCCATTGATACAGCCAGCGGATACAGCGGGCAGGGGTTCCACGCACGCGAGCAAGTCACCATCCTGAAAGCGGTCAACGAATGTCTGACTGGTTACACCGCGTCTGCCTATCTCGACCGCGCTGGCGTGATCCGATTCCTGCGACTGGTTGCGCCTGAGAATGAAACCGCTACCGGAACGCTGGACGACTCCGACATGCTCACGCCACCGCTGCCGGAATGGGACGGCGGCGAAGGGCTGACGCGTTCACTTGGCGCCCGTCGAAACGAGCGCGTGCTGACTGACTCCGATCTTGTCACCGATGACCTTGACGTGACGATCCGCCTGCGCCGCAAACTGGCACGCGAGCACCGCTACACATGCGTGTCTGGCGCACCGCTGGCGGCAGGCTACGAGCACGCGGACGTTGCCGAGCCTGTTGGCACGCGACTGGTCAAGCGCGTTGACGGACAAGCGGAGATCGACCGCATCTGCGGCATTTACGGACGGTCGCGAAGTTTCTACCGCTGCAAGGTCGCTGGCCGCAATAACATCGATGTGGGTGACGTGCTGACCGTGACCTATCCGCGCTTTGGTCTGGCATCTGGCCGCAAGCTGCTTGTTGTGCGCGTTCGTGAGTCGGCAATCAGCAATACGCAAGAATTGACGCTATGGGGTCTATCCCCTGAGGAATCCTAAATGCTGATCGGATACAGCCGCGTCGCGATCGACGACGCAAACTGGTATGCCACCGCTGGAACTTTAGCGACCGACATTGCACTCAGTGACGGAAAGCCAGCGACACGCACGCGAGTGACGAATACGTCAGTCCTGCTTGGCCTGTCTGCCAACTTCGACGCGACATCGACCGTCCGCATGATTGCAATCCTTGGGATCACGGCATCGGTCAATGGCGGCGCGGCGTCGTCCACGTTTCCAGGCACGTCGGAAATAGAAGTTACCTGCGGAGCGTACAACGTCACGCTTGACCCGAATGACCACATCGGGCCGGATGGAAGGTGCAGTGTCTATCTTGTTCTGCCTTCCGCAATATCAGCAGGCTCGATCACTGTCGGCGTCACGCTCGACACCGGCACGACTGGTCACTTCGTTGACATCGGCGAGATTGCCGTTTTCAGCGCGTCTGAGGTCTACGTTCGACCAGGCGCAAGCTGGACACTGATCGACCCATCCGAAGTTGCGCGCACTATCGGACAGCAGATTCACACTGCAGCGCGGCGGCCGTATCGCAGGCTAAACGCGGAGATCAGGCCAACATCCGAAGCCGCAACGGTCGGCACGGTCGGCAGCGACATCGAATCAATGCGCTATGCACTGAGCCGCGACAAGATCGGGCTGGTGTGCCTTGACGATTCCAGCCAAGCGACCGTCACGCGCTCAACGGTATTCGGTCGCGTGACCATCGGCGACCTGCAGCACGTCGCGCAGTCGGCGGCGTCCAATCGGCTTTACACCGCAACCGTCACGGCTGAGGAAATACCTGCAGGCGATGCGGCTTGACCGAGATTTGACCAGCAACCGCTGAAATCCTTGCAATTGCTGGTTGTTTTGGTGCCCAAGAGAGGCACAACAGGCGTGCATTGCTTTCATTGGCTAATGCGCTGGAATCGTTGCGTCGCTTGGCATTGCTTCGGTCATCCTTGCGGATCCTGTCTTGTGATTGTCGGTGCTGTTGTTGAGATAGGCACCTAAAAAGGTGTCTATTGCGCGTTATGCCCCATGCTCACGTCGCACGGAACCTCGTTGCCCCATGTGTGCCAGTCGCCACGCTTGCGGCGTGCGAAAAGCTCCAATCGAGGGCCGTGGCTTACCGCCTCGATCAGTTCGTAACTCGCATCCGGTTTCTCGCTGTGCCGCTTCGGGTCGCCGGTCTGAAACACGTTCGGCCGGTAGCGCGCCAGCGGAAACCGGCATTTCTGTCGGTA